TATTCTTTTCGAATATTCCAAATTATGCTAGAATATTTTTTAGAACTTTAATATTCTCGTCAATCTCAAGGTCCATCACTTTAAGTAACTTCTCCTTGGCTAACTCCATAAACTCTACACTGTTACCCAGTAAATCTATGTCCGTCCCGTGCACATCCGTCTTCCCGACGATAACCCTGATGTCCTTAGTACCTTTACCCTCTCTATAGAATAGAGCTCGAGCATAGATGTACTCACGAACCAAAGACAGTTTGATTTCATCTGCCACAGATTCCTTAGAACGGAGTTGCATAATGATTTCTTCTAACTTGGCTAACATCTCGAAGTTGGTCTTCATCATACGGATGCTGTTCTTATACTGATTACAGTACTTCACCAGCTCATCAGTGTGAGGAATACTTAAGTCGATGTCCACATTAAGGAAACGATCGTATGAACTAATTCTATCTCGGGTACCCACTATCTCAGTGAATACTCCTCCCGTTAAACGATTTTCTCTACCCATTTTATTTTTGTTTTTAATTTGTTTAAAATCCCAGTAAACTTGTCCCCATCCTGGCTCACCTCAGGTGCGAACTCATATCTCGTGTTCATTGTACCCCCCAAATAACCAGTAAAGTATTTGGTTGGTTCAACATATTGACTCGATACTCTATATCTTTCCACCCACTCATTAAATGATAATGGGGTTTGGAATGTGCTCATCTTACATTTCAGTTTCTTTTCCATATATCTCTTTTAATTCGTTAAAAATTTCTTCTAATTTTTTAAGGTCTTCGTCCCCAGTAATAAAATGGAACATTTCCTTCACCGACTCGAAGGTTACATCTTCATCACTCTCGAACAAATAGTCAATGTCCCCGTCGATAGATTCAAAGAAGTTCTCCTTGTCGAAAAGATATCTACCCTCATTGTATGAATAATCTTCTTCGGTTAATCCATTCTCATTGTCAAAATAAGATTTACCACAGAAGTCACAACCTGGTTCTTCATAATATAACTCACACTTCACATTGAATAACCTACCCAAGTGTTGAATGAAGTTTATTGGTGGTGACCAAGCTGAATCGAACGACATTGTTATTGATTCGTCATCATAAGTGATATTAGCTTCGTTGTATGACACATCCCACTTACAACCCCAGTAATTAATGTTGGCATCGTACCATCCTCCGTGTTCGTATTCATTTAACTCAATAGATTTGTCACGACCAACAAGAGCCATAAAAATACCAGGGGATGTGTTATCCTTACTCTCGATATCTTCGAGATAAAATTTAATTCTGTCCAAGTTTTCGTTATCACCTGTAATAGTAAGGTGATTGTTGCACCAATTTGGCATAGTTGTATGATTTATGTTTAACAAAGATATAACAGGGATATCATTATTCCAAATAATATCCCCGTTATTTTATTTTACCAAGAAGCTCTGTATTCAAAGTCACCAGAGTACAATCCGTGTTCTTTGGATTGTTCGTGTTCTTCTAACAACTCCTCAATGATTTTGATAGTTGAGTTTACATCTTCTTTGTAATACTCATCAATTTCATCACCACCGAAAAAGAAACCCTGTACTGGTGGAAGAAGTTCTTTAGCCTTATCAAAGTTGGAACTAACTTCTTTTAGTGTTTCAAATAACTCTTTCAGCTTGTCCTCATCAACATTGATGTTTTGACATTCATCAATACCACCACCACAATTCTCAACGAACCATCCGTGAAGTGCATTGAACTTTCTCCAATACGCCACCTGTTCGGTGATGTAACAAATACGATTTGGTTTAATGTCGTTACGAACTACACCATTCTTTTTAACTTCGATTTGGTGTTGTTGTTCAGGTGGGTTGTGTTCCCAATTTTGTACATAAGTTCTTTTGTACAGATACATGTCTAGTCCCATGATTTTTTAGTTTAAGTGTTAATTAATAATGTAAAGGTATTACAATAATTTTATTATACCAAATTATTTTATGAAAAGTTTACTATCGATTGTAAATAATTCTTTGTACTCACTTCCGTCAGCATTCTGTCCGTTTAAATTCCAGAATGGCAACACTCTTGGATTGTATTTTAAATGTGCGGTAGTTTCAGGAATAAAATCTTCGGTAAGAATTTCTATTTCTTTACAAAGAACATAAGCACAAACGACTTTGGTGGTTTCCCCAGTAAATATTTTCTGCGCTGCTGTCCTGTTGTTTTTCAGAACGCAATCAGTTAGTATTAACTGAACTTCAGCTGGGTGATAATATTTCACCCAGCCGTTGTTATATTCAATTTTCCATTTCATATAGTTCTCTCCCTTTCCGAGATTGAACCTAACTTTATGCTTTTTCAACTTCTTCCTTTTTATATTTTTTAACAAATTGGGATGGAGTACCACGAAACAATTCAGTTTTATTTCCGTCGTTCTCATAACAAACAAACTCAATGGAGTAATCTTCTTTAACGATAACATCATAAAGATAATCTTCCCAAGAATTTCCACGACTTGACAAAGATTGTACATAGGTGTTTCCTGTTTCGCCACCTTTTAATTTCCAAATGAGTTGAGCAGCTAAGCAACCAGCGCCGTTGAATACTAATTTCTTTTCATTAGCACCATACCCATTAACGACTTTTCCTGTTGATAACCATTCAGCGGTTTCAAGTGGATGACCTGTTGGGTATCCGTCGTACTGACGATAGATTAAACAGATTTCATTCTGTTTTACTTTTTTTACTTTTTTACCTGTTGAGTATTCCTCAATGATGCGGTAAGTTGAACGAGTTCCCATAATAAATTTTTTTTTGTGATTAATATTATGATACAAAGATAATACTTTTTTATTACCTGCCAAATTTATTTTCAACTTTTTTAAAAAAATATTTGCCGGCGTCATGCATAATCCTAAACATTACTGGGGTGTAATACGGATCTGATCGGCGCACGATCTGCAAAACTGGCTAAACATTACTGGGATGTACCCCAGTAAACTTTCGCCTCAGGCCTGTGCAGATACAGTGCACAGCAAAAAAAATCCCCACCTTTCGGTGAGGACATTAAATTAAAGTTGTATGACAAACTTATTCTTTGTTAACTTATTTCGAACTCGTTTATATTTTAGTCCGACAATTACATTCTTTTTATCTTTATACCTCATATCGTATAAATCCCCATCGATTACTTTCCTATCCCAAAATGTTTTAGGTACTTTATTAAAAACAACCGCCACCCTTACATTCTTATTTAACATTGAGTGACACTCATTTAAATTGTGACCGCTATAAGAGAAAGTTAAATCGTAGTTCTTATATTTTTTAAGTAGTTCGATTCTTTTAGGAACCTTCGTATAATCGTAGAATTGAATATGTTGAAAGTATTGTAAAATATTAACGGGTTTATCATTTACATGAAGATAAAACGATTCGGGTGTTATATCTGATGTGTTATTCAAACGAACTGAAAATTTATAACCTAACTTCTTAGCCTTCAATTCAGTTGCTTTAATTTCATCGAATAACCAACTGACAAAAAATTCTCTGTGTTCAAAAAACAATTTAGTTTTTGCAATTCGTGAACGATTAATTTTATCGTCCTCCATGTTCATCGTGTTCATCCCTGATTCATTCAAACATAACTTTGTACATTCTTTTGTTCTCATAGGGCAAACCTCGTAACCGCTCATTTTTGCAGGAGCTAAGTACAAACTATATGTTAATTCATCGTACTTGAATGCCTTCTGATGTTTGGTTGTCATATTAACGGAGCCTAAATAAGATATCCCTGTTAATCTTTTTGCTTGAGCTTTAGTAGTGTAAATCATTTGTTTATTTTTTAGTGTACACAAATATACAACTAATACTTTTATATTCCAAATTTATTTTTAAATATTTTTTTGAGTCAGCGCATGCGCGCAGCACTGGCCTAACTTTACTGGGGTAATACGACACAGATTTTGCATGCAGATTACAGGTGAATAATTACTGGGATGTACCCCAGTAAACTTGTGCGCTGGTCCGAGCTGCGTTTGCGCTGAGGGTAATACGCAAAAAAAAGGGTGAACATTTCTGTCCACCCAATCGTTCACACTAATAAACACTAATCACTAATTCGTTTTTCTGTTCTAATACACTCAGCTTCCCACTGCTCACATAGAAGTAATACATCTTCCAACACATTCTCATTCAACTCCCAATAACTTTCTTCGTAGGTGTCGATAGCGTCAGAACTACTTGAACGAGGTTCGTACACATTTACTTCGATATAATCTTCTGTGAAATATTCACCCAACCCAACATAGTTACCTAGTGTACCAACGAGAATACTATTCTCACCTTCTAATTCTCCAATACTAAAACATCCGTTGACTTTTAGTATGTCTGTAATACGATTAATGATTTCTGAATTTTCCATTTTTAAATTGATTTAGTATTATCCCAAATTATATTACCTTCCTCGTCATACAACTCCTCCGTAGGTTCTCCACCATTTTCGTCAGGCATTATACGCTCAAGAGTTTCGTCAATATGTTCCCACGGCAGTTCAGTGGTTCCCATTTCTAAATGAAATCCAATTGCTAATTGTTTAGCCTCCTCCATTGAGTTAGCCTCGATTTCAAATTCGGTACGATACCAGGTCGTAACCTTTGTGTCCAAATGAAAGTTAAATGTTGTTAGGGTCTGTTCCATTTTCTATTGATTTTTTAATTGATATAATAAGTAATACAACCATTACCGAAAACAATACAATAACTCCGAATCCTAAAAGTAGACAATATAAGACATTCATAGTTTTAATTTTTAAAGTTCACGAATATACATATAATCTTCTAATTCTTCCAAAGGAATTCTTCCGTTATTAGAACTATAATATCCTTGTCTTCGATATCGTTCTTTCCACTTGTCAAATGCCTCAAATGCTTTTTCCTTTGATGTGTAATAAGGTCTATCGAATTCAATCGTAAACCCGTCGGGGGATAATACTTCGTACTTTGTCATAGTCCTGCATTTTTAATGATACAATCTAATTTATATTCAAATTCTTCCCTCATACCTTCAATGTCATATACCTTTCTATTTTCATCCACTTCATTATCTTCATTAATGTAAGGATGATAAAAAGCAACATCCACTTCAATTACATTCGGTTTAAATTCCTTAACCATACTAATTGAATATTCGTGTTTAATTAAGGTATCTTGGTGTTGTGAACCACTATACCTATTTTGTCTATGTTGTTCCACAACTTGGTGTGAACCCATAGGTTTCCAACCATTTTTAATTAGGTTGTTAATTTTCTCCGTCAATCCTTCGGGGGATGAACTTGTTAATACTTTGTACTCCATAATATTTTTGTTTAGTGTAAGACAAAGATAAAACAATAATATTATTTTACCAAATTTATTTTGAAGAATTTTTTTTCAGCCCGATCATCCTAAACATTACTGGGTTGAATTGTTAGCCAGCGCAAATTTCCTGATCAGCGCGCGCAAATCTGGCTAATGTTTACTGGGGTGTCCCAGTAATAATCACTTGCGCACAATGCCTGGTCCATGAGTTATTTGTAATACCCCAGTAAACTTCATGATCAGCGCACAGTGTGACGGGTTCTTCTAAACAAAAAACCCCCGAACCAAAAGTCCGAGGGTTTCACCAATCTAATCTTTAACCTTTGTCTTATCTTAGTCTTTCATCAACAACTAAGTTATAATATCCGTTTAAGAAATTAATTATTTCTGTAATACTTTCTTTTGACACTTTATGTTCTAATAACAATGATTCGATAAATCGTTTATTATCCGTCAAACCTAAACAATAAATAAAACCATTATCATCGTTTTTAGTATTAAAAAAAGTAAAATCAATTTCAATCGGTTTTAATTTAATTCTTACTTTCTGATAATTCTCAGAATCAATTTTCAAAGTTTTAGTTTTAATAACTTTACTTGTGTCCATACTTTTATTTTTTTAATTATTAATGTCTTACACTAAATGTACAAGTTCCTTAAAGATTTGTCTCTCACGATTTCCGTAAGTTCCGAACATCTTATTTTCAGAATTGTCACCTTTACCCATACTATGAGTTGTGTATTTTGTTACACCACTAAATAAACCCCAAATGTTATCACCCTTTTCGTTAATCTCACCATTAAGGTCGACATAGAATCTACTTAATTTGTTTCGTGTTACGATATGTAACGAATCAACATCCTTAATATCAACATTCTTTTCGATATTGAATAATGATTTGATTACTCTATCCTTGATAATATCATCGAAACGAGTTTCACTCATTTTAACGATAGAACCGAACACATTCTTTTCTTCTTGTACTACACCCTCAATTTGTCGACAGATATCTTCTATCTTTAATTCCATATTCTTTGTATGACGTACCTTTGAATCTAAATCCTTGTACACACCAAAGAATGTGTTTTGACAACTGATAGTTTTAGAACTAGGTCCGAACGATAATGAAGTCGAACCATCAAAAGAATTAATCCCAGTAACATAACCCTCGATTCTATCCGTCCCCAAGGTTAAGTCGTTTGATTTTAATTGAACGAATACTTTTCGTCCACCACCGAACAAACCACCTCTGTGAACATCAAGTCCAGTTTGTTGTGATACTTTGAATAATAGTTCCATCATTTGGTCATTCTGATATGGTACATAACCATTCGAGTGAATACCCAAGATTGTACTATCATCCTCACGAACGATACCAATTTTATCAGGGATAATAATTCCTGACGAAGTTTGAAGTCCTTCGGTACGGACTTTCCAATTTAAACCAGTTCTATCCAAGAACTGATTAACCCGATTGTTTTCTACGATTTCCATCTGTTTAATTTTTATGGTTTAATAAATGATTGTATGACAAAGATAAATCAATTTGGCATATAATCCAAATTTATTTTTAAGAAATATTAATTAATTTTTTCTCCTGATCCACCTGTGATCAGAGCTCCCAATATTACTGGGTAATACTTGATGATACCCCAGTAATTTTATGGGATGATCAGGGACGAGAAATCTGTGGACATAAAAAAACCCCCGACAGAATCGGAGGTCTTTAATATAATAAGGGATTTTACTCCCCTAATAAATTTAGTACAAGGTGTTCGGAAGTTTCCTCCTCCCACACATCATCATTCCAATCCTCACCGACTTGTGTACAAGTCTTGTAGTCAAGGTAGACAATACCCATTTTAATTGTGACAATTCCTTCGGTTCTTTCGTTGATGGGAACCAACTCTTTTTCCACAAGGAATAAAAGTACGGTTTCGTAGACAAAAAATTGGTCGGTATTTTCCGACTCAACATATTCAACTTGACCTTGGAAGTCAAGGGAGAATTCGAATTCCATGTCAGAACTCAAAATCTTTTTAATCTCGGATAAGTATGTAGTATCCATAGTGTGTAGGTCTATTGGTTAGTAGACAATACAAATATAAAAAAGAAATTCCGTTTTACAATACATTTATGAAAAATTATTTTACTTTTTTTCTGACCCTGGTAATCCAAATATATTACTGGGTAATACAAGAATTCCAGTTCGGGGACCTACTGGAAATTAATACTGGGTAAACTCCCCAGTAAAGTAATACGTCCGAACCGTCGCGTCGGAAATTCTAACACACACTATAAACTCCCCAGTAAAGTAATACACCTAACCGGTCGAGGACCTGAGGTATGAACAAAAAAAAAAGGATAGTCTTTCGACTACCCTTCTTCACCTTTCCAACCTATGTATTTCTACACAACTACTCCTTCTAAATGTCGTAATACGGACTTACCTTCATCCCAACAATCGTCCTCACTATAATAACTTCCACAACATTCAACTAATGTTTTGTGTTCGTGACCTTTATTACAAGTTTCAATTTCATAAACTTTGTATTGATAAACTTCACCCGTTAAGTATTCATCATAAATTCTAACTTCACTATTCATAATCAAACTTAACTTTTCTTCACCCCTTTCAAAATCTTTACCACACATTAAGTTCAATTGTTTTTCACTAATGAAAATCCAACCAACTTGTCCACTATCCCATTGACAACTGAACGGACTTGTGGATATAGTTATACCACTATGGTCGTACATATACAAAGGTTTAATCAAAAGGACTTTATGGTCACTTTCAATTTGTGACTTCAATTCATCCCAACTATCAAAGTCAACACTTTTGTAGTCAGTTTTGTCACCAATATCGTACCTTTTGTGAAAACAAATCATTGTAGTAATGTTATCCCACTCGGTACGAGGATTCATTGGGTCGTTATCGTGTTCGACAACTAATTCATACTTTCTCATTTTAATGTTTTTTAGTGTACACAAATATACAACTAATTCGGTTATATCAAAAATAAATTTGTTAAAATATTGTCAAAGAATTTTGGATACCCGTGAAGGTAAAATAATTTACTGGGATGTATGACAAGGATACCCCAGTAATTTTTCGACTCTGTCTTCCTGATGATGAGGTTCTTTTTGTATTACCCAGTAATAAAAACAGATGGACGGAGATGGAGAAATTTTTGAACAAAAAAAATCCACCCCTTTCGGAGTGGACTTCGGTTAGTAGGGGAACTAACCTTTAAATGAACTCGTAAATGTTTCCGTTGTATGACACTTCTTTAACATTATCCAAACTTACCGATAAGGTTTGTACCTTTCTTTCACTCGGTTGATTTTTGTAATTGTTGGACTTCACTAACCAACTATCAAACAAAGTTTGGTCAATAGGGTTTCCCTCAAATTCAAATTCAACTTTTGGTTTCACTTCCATAAACCACTCGTATTGAAGATAATACTTTTTTGTATTTTCGTTGTAAAGGATAACATTGTTGATATGGTTACCAACTTTATTTTCACTTACTTGAAAATTACCTTCACCACCACCCTTAATTTCGTTACCCTTTACTCGTTGTTCGTACTCACCACCGATTAAAACTCTAACCGATTTTTTCTTCACAACTTTTCCATAATACTTGTTCAAACCTTCCCTACCCCCTTTGTTCATTTTTGGGATAGTGTGTGTAACTAAATTCATAAATGTAGGATTTTTAACCTCGTTCATCATTTTGATAAACTCACCTTGTTGGATTTTGAAACGATTTTTTTTCATAACATTATTTTGTTTATTTTTTCAATACTCTAAATTACAACTTTTATCCAATATAACAAAATATATTTAATATTTTTTTATCCACATTCTTAATTTTTTTTTGTGGACAAATTGTGGATAACTTTTTCCCCCTGATCCAGAAATAAATTACTGGGGACTCTCTGAGAAAAAATCTGTCCCGTTCAGGAAAACAATACTGGGGAAAACGAAAAAACATGTATCGATGTGTTGATGCAGGAAAACAATACTGGGGACGTAAAGAAAAAAAATCTGTAAATCTACCTGTTCGATATTACTGGGGTGTAATACGTTTTACCCCAGGAAACTTTTCCTGGATGATCAGATTCAAGGTTCATTGTTGTGTAATACCCCAGTATAGTTTTCCTGGAGACTCGGTTCCACCCACACTTCTTAAAAACAAAAAACCCCACAACTAAAAGTCGTAGGGTTTCAAAAATAATCGTGTCGAGTCTAATATACTATTTCAAACTTATCTTCATCGGGAATTACGGATAGTTTTCTTCCGTTATCCCAATTCACACCATAATAACCCATATCATCAACGAATACAATCGTACCCATTGTGTTAGGTTGAATAGGGTTTGTCTTTGGGTCATCATCCATTAGAATCAATCTAATTCTTTTACCAACTAATTCTTTTCTAATTTTTAATAGTTCAAACATTGTTATAGGTTTTATTCGTGAGAAAATAACATTTCCAATAAACCTAAAACGATAGGATGTACCTCATTATTGTTTGAGTCCCCCCATTGTTTGACTTCCCCATTTTCTTGGATGTGAAAGTTTGTCTTTGTACCATCGGTCAGTTTGAACCAACCCTTAACTTCATTGTGTCCAATGAAATTGAATTTTTGTGTTGTGATTTGTGTAGTCATTTTGTTTAAATGTTTAGTACCCAAATATACAAATATTATTTTTATATAAAAAGTTTTTTTGTTAAAATTTTGTGAAAGAATTTTCCCGTGTTGTTACATTGCTTTTATTACTGGGGTAATACGAAGATGTGGTTTTTTATAAGCAGACGACACGACATTACTGGGAAATGTCATACGTTCATCCCAGTAAAATTGTCCCATCTGCATTGTTGTAACGGCAGTTGCGTTTGAGCTGATTCGGTAATACACCTAAAAAGAGAAACCCCCACCATTTCTGATGAGGGCTCACTTACTAACCACACTATTAAACAAAACTATTGTCTTACATATCGTATGCAAATGTAGGGATAAAAAACCAAAACATAAAGTAAAATGTTCCAATTATTAATATCAAACTAAAAATTGCATCCCAAAATTCCCTTTTGTCTTCCTTGTAGACCTCAATAATCGTCTTTATCATATCTTTCATCTTAATATGTGTTTTGATTATAGGTATCATACGTGTTATAATTTCTTTGTCGATTGTTTTCTCGATACTCATTACGAGGAACACGTTGAGGATATCTTGGTCGTTGTATGAAGGAGTTTTCCATTTGTTCATCAATCGGTTGAACATTCCAATCTAAATCCATTTGTTTAGAATTTGCCCAATGAATGTTATAAATTGTTTCAAGTCGTTCAGTTACAATGATATAACTATTCTCGTTGAAGTGAACTTTGGTTACAGGCTCGCCCGTATTCTTGTCAATGATTTCATACATTGAGTGCACATTTTGTGGATTCATTACCACTGGTCTTTTTGAATTTGAATTTGTCAGTTTAATTAACATAACATTTACATTTTAGAGTGAATAAAATACTATTTCCTTTTTGTTGATACAAAGATATAACAATAATATTAAACCACCAAATTTATTTAAAGAAATTTATCTAATGGTTCCGACGCTGTAAATGTATTACTGGGGAAATGAAGATGATGTAAAATCTGTGGTTCCTCCTGAAATCAATTACTGGGTAATACGTCCCAGTAATAAATTCGAATCGATGGGAGAACAAGAAATCTTGGGCATAAAAAAACCTCCGTAGATACGAAGGTCTTTATTTAAAGGTTAATACTATTTTATCCGTCTTACAACGACTAATACCATTGCCGCCCCCTTTTTAGTTCCGTCATTGTTGTCGAGATATTCGAAAATGTTTTCAATGTCATACTTGTAACCACCCTCACGATTAATAAAAGTTTTGATAACCCTCATAGTTTTACCATTGTCTTGACCTTTCGGTATTTGATAAGTGTTTAACTTATCGATAGTATTACAAAAAATTGTAGAAGGTCCTGGTGTAATTCGTTTGTTGAATGTTAGGGATATAGTACCATCCACCTCGATAATATCGTTTCTAAAAATGTATTGGAGTTCCTGGTGAAATGTACCAATTTGACCACAATAGTCCAATATCAAATGGCTATACTCCCCTTTGTTTGCATTGTATATAATATCCCCGATTGAACCAAAATAAAGTGAAGGAGTTTTCCCAACGAAATATTTCGTTTTTTGTTTCTTGATATTACGTTTTAACTTGTCGAAGGTTAGTTCATCTCGTTCACACATAACATATCGATACTTTCTGGATACATCCTGGTAAATTGTTTTTTCAATTTCAAAATGTTCAGCTGGCAAAGATAGGATTTTGTAGTTCTTTGTGTCCGAGTTGTGAATAGCGTGCACCATTATATTTCGTGCCGTGTTCTTGTTCGTTCCTTTGTGATTGGTGAAGGTGTTCATATCATAACATTAAGGTTAAAGAATACACAAATATAAAACTAATTCCATTATATACAAAATAAATCTGTTAATCTTTTCTAAAAATTTATTTCCCGTTATAAATGGAAAATATTTTACTGGGGAAATGAAGATGAAGAATTTCTGTAAGAGTAAAAAATCATTTACTGGGACACTCCACCCAGTAATTTAATACTGATGATCATCGGAGATTTCTTCAGACTTCACGGAGCGTAACCCAGTAAATTATCCGGATGGGAAGATGCAGGTAAAATTCTTGGACACAAAAAAGGGGTACCATTTCTGATACCCCAATTTTCACTAACACCACAAATACTAATCTTTATAAACGATTTTATTTGTAATGTCTTTTATTATCTCTCGTATTGTATTACCCTTAACCCCATTCTCAACCATACAACCATAAATGTTGGTTATCATTGTATAAACGTGTTTAAAGTCACGATACACCTCACGATTACCCCAACCATTACCTTTCTTAATTGTTAATCTCGTGGATTCCCAACCTTTCTTATTGTTAACGTAAATTGTTATGTTGAAATTAGTATCGTAATACGTCTTTCTATATGTTTCCATATTACTTAGTTAAGATACCCAACTTATGTAGGTCGTTGTAATTAAATGTGTTATTCAACTTCTTACCGAATATGTTTTCGTAAATGATTTCCATATTAACCTTATTCAACTTCGGTTTCTTAATTCCGTACTTCTCACAAAGTTTAACAAAGTTTCGTGTATCACAAACGATTTCAACATTCCTACTTTCTTCGGTATTAAACCATTGATTACCCGACTTGGTACCAACCCCACTCACACCAATAGTACAGAATTTAAATCCACCACAATCTCCCCACCAATTATCTTTCATATCCATTTCATACACTTTGGTAATTAGAACAAAGATATTCTCATTGTTCCAATGTTTTCTAACCACGATTTGACCTTCAACGAATTTTTTAGTGTCCTTCTTAACAATCTTTTTAGTTAATCTTTCCACTTCTTCCTCGTAGATTCTTCTCCTCATCATATAATCACTATACATACTATCCTTGATTTTATCCACTCTACTAACGAAAGAGGTTTCACTTTGGTAGTACTTGTTCTCCAATTCTTTGATTTTTTCCTTTGTCATTAAGATTTCATTTTCGAAATTTCTTAATGTTGTCGTTTCGTCTTTACGAGGTCGACCAACCTTTCTTTTTAATGTTTCCATTTGTTTTGTGTTTTAGTGTTCACAAATATAACACTAATTCCATTATATACAAAATAAAAATGTTAATCTTTTCTAAAAATTTATTAACCGGTAAACGGGGGATAATGTATTACTGGGGAAATGAAGATGAAGAATTCCTCAAGAGGTGAAAACGATTTTACTGGGATGTATTACCCAGTAATTGATTTACGTCCATGATGGTCCCACGACTCGTAGTTTTCTTCACATATCCCAGTAATGTAATACCGGTGATCGTTATAAATTTCTTCAGACTCTATCTTCAATATCCCAGTAATATGTCATACCTGTCCAACAGTGTGACGGAGATTCTTCCACAAACAAAAATCCCCCGAACTAAAAGTCCGAGGGATTCAACCAAAAAACCTATGAAAACATAAACCTAACTCTCAATCAACTTATCGATAACATCAACCAATTCATCAAACATAATATCGTGGTCAATCGTTTCGTGTACCACCATCATATCATTTAACAATCGAACTTCATAATAATCTAAACCATTTAAAGTAATCAATACGAATTGTTTCCACTTCATACCATTAACTTTCAAAAGAATACCTTTAACATAACCATCCTCGGTAAGACCAATTCGGATAAGTTTTTTAACACCCCAACACATATAAGGTACACCCCCTTGTGTTCTTGTCAATACATACAAAGTTTCGTTTGGGTCGAACTCTCGTACACCCAACTCCATTAGTGTTTGTTCCGTTGTCATATCATTTTGTTTTTAGTGTATACAAATATAACATTATTACCAGTTTATTCCAAAATAAATCTGTTAAACTTTTGTGAAGGTGAGGTCCCCCTGAAATATATTCCTGGGGTAACACCCCAGTAAGGTTTTTTTGAAAACCAGGAAAAATTTTTTTTTTCATCATAAAAATAATATTACTGGGGTGTTGAAATAAAAAAAACCTAAAAAAAATTTGGATGTACTGGAATTAGTAAAAAATCGGAGAAAAGTAAAACTATATTACTGGGGTGACGGAATGAATATTTTTTTTTTTAGAATATAAAGATAAAAATTTTTTTTGTTGTTTACAAACTTTTTTTATTACTGGGGTAACTTTTTCTGATCGTCGGAAAATTTTATTAATAACCTTACTGGGTTGTTTTCCAGTTGAGTCGTAATCCTGGATGTCGTGAAAAACATTCCTGGGGTAACAACCCAGTAACCAATTTCTTACAACCTTGTAATTTTTTTTTATACTCCTTGGCATTACCCCAGTAAACAAAAACAGGGATCAGGGAAAAAATCAGGTTTCCTTCCAAAACAACCCAGTAATATTTCTCCCTTCGTTACCGTGTCGTGGACGAGGAGTGGGAGAAATAAAAAACCCCCACCGAATTAACGATGAGGGTTAGGGGGAGGGGGAGAACTAATCTTTTATTTCCACAAGTTTACTTTACCAACAACACAATGAGGTGTCTTCGGTCTGTGATAACGATTCATCACACAAGACGAAAACAATACGATGACCATAACTAAACTGAAAACCTTTTTCATATCATTTGATTTAGAAGACAAAGATATAACATTAGTTTCATTATACCAAATACTAATGTTAATGTTTTCATAAGGTTCATGGGACCTCAGGATACACAGGGGACTTATTACTGGGTAGACCTCCCTATACCCATAGGTGGGGGGTCCCCCCTCCCCGTATCCCCCCTTATATAGGGGGTATTTTGACATCCTAATAGGGGGGTCAATGCCACGACAGAAATTTTTCCGGAAATTTTTTGGAAAATTTGGGTTTTCTATTGCGCACATTTAAGACTTTTTACTGCGCACATTTTAGAACTATATTTCTAATTCCTACAATATCCCTATACATTCGGGGGGTAAAAACCTGTAAATGGAAATATATGTCTAAAAAGTCAAAAAAAAATTTCCAGAAAATTTTAGGGAATTTTGGATATTTATATAGAAAACAACTAAACAATGTATAAGAACTTTACAATTACAGAATCAGAAAGGGAACAAATCCTTAATATGCACAAAGATAAGGGTTATAAGAAACCATTAAACGAAAGTAACGAACTAAGTGAGGGTGATGACGAAGATTACTTCGCTCGTCACGGTGAAAAGAACGTTTGGACGGGTAGTTCAAATAAAACATACAAAGAATTACCAGATTTTGATTTCGATGATGAAACATATGATGACTTTGATTCATTACACACTACCTATCCTAATTTCCACAGTCATTATAGTGGGTCAGGTAATACAGAACATGCAAAAAGTATGTTCAATACATACAAAAATATGGAGGGACCTTTACAGATTAAAAAGAGAAGACGTGTCGATAATCAATTAAATGAATCAGCATCAGCAATGGCGGCAGATGCAATCGCAAAGGCGAAGAGTGGTCAGGGAAACTCATCAATTGCAGGTGAAATTACAAACTGTATTACAAGTAATGGTTATACTCACTTAGCAATTTTAACTACAGGTGCTGGAGCAACAGCACTAGGAGCGTTAGCCGCTCTATTTGCATCAGGTGCGGGTACCATTCCAGCATTAATTATCGCAGCTGCGGGTGCAATCATGGTGACCATTGAAGGATTTTTAACATCAAGTGGTAGTGGTTCTGCAAGTGTTACTTCAGAATTGACTGATTTACATAGTTGTTTAAAAAGTAAAAAGGTTATTTAATATCTAAAACTAACTCCTTATATGAAAAACCCTCCTACACGGAGGGTTTTTTTATGTATTTATACTATATGACATATCAAGTGGTAGATGTTCCCAAATCAATTAACTGTGAGAACTGTGTTCCATGTATGAGAATTAGACTTATGGAGATGGGATTTATATCAGGACAAGACATTGAGGTTGGAGAGAGGAAGTTGGGTCTTCACGTAGTTCATATGGTATCAGAAAACGGACATATTGAACAGACCTTTGCACTAAGACCAGAAGAATTGGGAAGAATTTGTTTAAATCAAAAATAATTTATTTTTATACAAATTTTAGATATTTATTCTAGTATACTAGCTTCTAGAGTACTAGAACTAGAATAAAGAAACTAGAAATAATACTAGAATATACTGGGCACAAATTTAATCCTCTCAACGTAGAGGTTTTTTTTTGCATATTTATATACAATGAGTCAAACATTAAACGAACAAATCCAAAGAATTAAATCCGTGATGGAACAGGTTTCAGAACCTGTAAGTGGTAAATGTGATTTAACCAAACTTCAAGGTGCTGGTAGTAATAATAGAGAAGCGAGATTGTGGGATAAAGAACTTGCTAGACAAAACAAGGCCGAAGAGAAAGAAAGAATCCAACAGAGTAAGAACTTTATGTCACTTGCCTATGATAGGGATGCGTTCCCGTTGGATAAATCTGCAAGAAAGGAATATTATACACAATACCAAGAATTCATGAAATCCAATCCATCTTTGTTATCCAACTCGGGTGGGTATAGTGCAGAACAAAAATATGCAATCACTTCCAAAACATTGGACTTTTTAAGAAATACTCCAAGAATGTCCTATACCATTAACTTAGGGTCTAAGTTTGGACTCAACTCTAAGAGTACCATTCAAAACGTCAACGACGTTATTGAGAAAATGGGTGGGTATGATGTTTACATGGAATGGTTTAATGCTGGAGGACCAAAATTTAAATAATATGACAAAAGACGAAGTAATCTATAACGTACAATTATGTGACGTTGTATATAAAGACCAAAAAGACATTGACTTCAAATCACTTGGATTAACATCCGTTAAGTGGATTGATGATAAGAAATCAGATACCCAAGGATTTGTTGCCCTGAAAGGGAAGTCACTCTATGTGGTCTTCAGAGGTACGTCATCAAAGAAGGATGCTCAGAACGATGTATCTATTGACAAGGTTCCATTCATCCTCGAGGGTGATAAGGTACACATAGGTTTCAAATCTTCTTGGGATGCTGTTAAGAACACCATTCTCAAAGATATCACCAAGATGAGTGGGTATAATAAGATTGTTGTATGTGGTCATAGTCTTGGAGCAGCGGTTGCTACTCTATGTGCTTATAACCTTTCCCACGTATTTGAGGATACCACTATTGAATGTTGTACCATAGGAAGTCCAAGGGTCGGTAATAAGACCTTTAAGAACAACTATGACAGTCGTAAGATTAAAACCCTCAGAATCGTCCATAATAACGACGTGGTGACACGTTCTCCCAACATAGGGTACTATCACGTCAATCACATGTTACGAATCGACCACGAGGGTAATATTAAGAAATTTATGATTGATTGGGAACGTGCTTGGAATTTCCTTAAATCTATGGTTACCGGAAAGAACATTAAGGACCATATGACTGCTGGTTATATGAGTTCATTAAAGAAGTGGTACGATAAACAACCTTAATATGAAAGTCATTATATCGGAGTCTCAACTAAGGACAATTATAGAACAACAAATTTTTAAACTTACCACACCCGAGCAAACCCTATTGGGTTTCCTAAATCGTTTCCTTAAAGGGGAAGATGGTGAATTTGAGAAGACACCAGCTGGTCAGTTAAAAAAGACCATGTTGTTCAATTCTAAGACCATATACCCTATGGTACAGAAGTTAATTGAGAAGAAAAACACCGGTAAGAAAACCTACGACGATAAGACTTTTAATTCCCTGTTTATGGCCATGGATAAATCCATCACAAAGGAACAACGTTATCTATTCTTCACCGAAGGTGGTAAAATAACAAATGTAAAATATAATTCCATTTACGAACAGATGAATGATCTGGCCTTCGATAGAAGATACGGGACGGTGGATGCCGCAGAGAAATCTAATAGAGCAAATCGTGAGTTAATTGATGCAATTGGTGGACCACATAGAGTGTTGGAGTTGATGTCCATTGGGTCCATATTCATTCCAGTGGTTGGTCCATTAATATCCATGGGACTTGGGTTTGCTGATTCAGCATTATACATGAAAGAAGGTAAGAAGAAGGAAGCTGCGGTTGCTGCAATCTTATCCATATTACCACAGGTTGGTGAGGTGGTTAGTTCCATCCCTGCGGTAAAACAACTTGGACAGAAAGGGATGCGAGCCCTTGCAAATAAACTTGCCTCTAATATGGAACTTGGGATGCTTGAAAAACGTGCCCTTGAGGATATCCTAAGAAAGAAATCTATGGTCTATAAGGCCGTTCAGGATTATACAAAGAAAGCGGTTCATAACGGTTCACAGAAACTTGCAACACTTCCTCCCACTCAGCAAGTAATATTAAAGACCGTGGCTGATGGTGGTATTGGACAATTGAAAACAACTGTTAGAGCTGCAGCTGTTGGTGGGATTGCAAATACGGTAACAAAATAAACCTCGTATATCCCCGTTCACGGTTTTTGTACTCCGGTACCCCCGTTCGCAATTTGTGACCCTTTAATTTTTGTGTCCCTTAATAATTGTGGGATATTTATATGTGTATATGAAACTAATTGATATTTTATTTGAAGCTGTTGTTGACGAAGGGTTAAAAGTCACTCAAGACGAATTTATACAAAGACTCAAGGATAAATTCAAGAATGATTTAGTTGTACTACCTAATGGTTCAAAGGTTCCTCGTTATGATTTTTCCAATACAGTTTACAGAGGTGCAGCAAAACCATTTAATTTTTATTGTAATAAAATAGGTAATGACGGTAAACCACATGGTATACAACAAGTGGCCGCATTAAACAATATGTTACGTAGAAACGATGGTTGTAAATTATGTGGTGCTGAGAACACATCATCTCGTTTTGGTCATAATCAAGATAAGTTTATAAAAAAGGCGGAAGAAAGATGGGGGAAGGGTAGATGGGACTATTCTAACTTAAAATACAAAGGGAGTGAAGAACCTGTAGATATTATCTGTCGCAAGAAAGATGAAAATGGAGTGGAACATGGACCATTTACTATTAATAGAGCTCAGTGGTTCTTGGCAAAGAATAACCCCATGTATTGTAAACAATGTTCCAATGAATATCGTGCAAATGCATTTACTCAAAAAGCACGTACGCGTGAGGAATTTATAAAGAGGGCCGAAGAATTACACGGTAAGGGTACATACGATTATAGTCAAATGATTTATAAACAAGGTAAAGGTAAGGAACCTGTAATGAATATCATGTGTCATAAAAAAGATGAGGATGGTATAGAACATGGATTATTTGGTTTGAAAATGGCACAGGGTTTAATTACCAAAGAAAGACCTTTAGGTTGTCCCAAATGTGCGAAACTTAATAAAACAGAAAGAGTATCATATAAAAAAGACGAATGGGTTGATTTCGCTCGTAGCATACATAAATTTAAAGATGGGACACCAAAATATACCTACGAGAAAATTGACTTAATAAAATCACCCTATATAAAAGCCATTGATCATGTGATTGTAAACTGTCCGAAAAAAGGACATGGTGATTTTTATATTAAATCTGCCTCCCATTTATATAGTAAATCAGGTTGTCCCAAATGTGCAACATCCAAAGGTGAGGATGCTATGGCACAATATCTTTATTCTTTAGGTTATGACACAATAAAAGATAAAAAATTTGATGACTGTACAAACTCTTGGAAAGGGGTTAAATGTTACAGATATAAATTTGATGCGTATTGTCCAAAATTAAATACCATATTTGAATTTGATGGTGGGTTTCATTTTATAAAAACCTTTAAACAAACTGATGAACATTTTAAATTACGTGCAATGGATGATATATACAAAAACAACTATTGTAAGAGGAAAGGTATTAAAATGGTAAGAATTGCATATACCGATATAAAAGATATCAAAGGACAAATTGATAAAGCATTAGAGAGTAATGAAATGTTATGGTTATCTGATAACTATCCAACGGATAAGGGGTGGAGAGATAAGAGTATTAAATTTTAATATTTATTTAAAACAACTATAATATGGGAACAGCAGCAAAAAAACCACGTGCAATGAGAAGTGTACGTTCAGGAAGAAAGAAAATGGAAATCTATAAAAAGAATCAAGAAATTCTTAAGAAGTATTTGAAATTAGTTAAAGAGTAATGAAATTAGTTGATTTAATTTTTGAAATTGTAATTAATGAAGGAGTATCAAAAGGTAATATCCCACATAATAAGGGAGTGTCGAAATATTCCTTAGAATACCTTAACAAAATAAAAGAAAAATATAATGGTAAACCTCTATATGATTTTAAAAATGGGGAAGATAAAAATGTTTATAAATATGTTGTAAGACAGGGTGAAAATTTTAGATTAAATTTTACCAAAGATATGGTTAGGGAAGCATATACGGACAAACAATTAGAAGATATAGCCAAAAAATATAACACAAAAAATGAATTTAGAGTAAACGATGAAGGTGCGTTGAAGGCTGCAATAAAAAGAGGTCCATTTGTTATAGATTCTATTAGTGGAAAAAAAATTAATACCTACGAATTTTATGATAAGATAACATCACACATGCAAACACCTCACAATTATTCCAAAAGACTCGTTTATGTGTTTGAATTCTATGATGAAAATAATAAACCAATCGCGTCGTATATCGGTTTAACAAATAATAGTGATAAGAGAAAAGACGAACATTTACATGGAGTAAATCGCTTAAAAAAACAAAAATTAACTTCAGTAACTAAATTTTTAATCAAAAATCCAAAATTACATTATCAGTATAAAGAATTAAGTGGTTATGTTGATTCATCTGAGGCGGTTGAATTAGAGAAGTATTGGGAAAATAAATATAGAAATGTGGGATGGGAAATATTAAATATACAAAAAACAGGCGCTTTAGGACCCACAGGTATTAGTGTTAAAAAATTAAGAGAAATTGTGGATTATGCTTATGAAGTTGATGGAATTAGAACTTTAAAAGATTTTAGAGCTAAGTATAAACATGTTGAACATAGAATACGTATTAAAGGGTTAGATTTACCTCCATTTAATTTATTAGATAAATTTGAAAGAAAATTTAAAGTAACAAAACTAAAAAATATTGATGATTTAATAAAATCCGCATTGGAATATAAAACATATGACGAGTTAAAAAAAGATGTTGTATTAGTGGGAAAATTAAAATATAGAAATTTAATTGACGACGTTAAAAAATTATTTATAGAGAGAGAATTAAATCAAACCAATAAACAGGTTGATGAGATTGCAACGAAAGAAAAAGAACTCGTTGGTAAAGGTGCATTTCATAATGTATATCCATCCAATAAGAACCCAAACATGGTTTATAAAATTGGATTTGATGAAGACGTTAATGGTTGGGTTGATTTATTTAAAAGTCGTCCTGACATATTCCCAAAGGTATATGGTACGGGTTATGTTAATATTAAATTAAAAAAACAAGTAACCAACTTCTCTTGGAGAACTGGTGAATTTAAACCAATCACATATAATCCGGGCGATACCGTTAAAGTAAAATATGTAGGTGTTGAAAGATTGAATACGGAGAAAGCAAAACAACATTGGAATTCATTGGCAAATGTTGTTTCTGTAATGTCAGGTAAATCTTTACAAACATATCTTACAAGTTTAGGAATAGATGAGGAGATGGAGGAAGAATTTTTATCTATTGGTGAGAAAATAAAAGAAACGGGTAACGATTTCATTTACAACATCTTTGTTGAATTTTATAATCTTATTCATTCCGTATATGAATTGAAACCCGTCGCAGACGTTCACGTCGGTAACTACGGGTATGATAAGGACGGTAATTTAAAATGTTTAGATATTTAATATTATGAAACTAACAGACATATTAACAGAATCGAAGTCATTCGATGAGTTTGCTGAAAAAAGAATGGGCGGAGCAACTAAGATTGCTAATAATGCCAAAGAAAAGGGTGGCCCATCAATGTTGACTTATCATCATTTTAAAGTAAAACTTCCTTACTATAAGAAAGCATCTGAAGGTAAATTTGATATGGAAGAATCTAAAAAAGAATTTATTAAAACATTAAAAAGTATATCTTTAGAAATGAACCAAACCGAATTTCAAACAGAGGTGGGTCGTTTAGAGGTACTTGGTGAACTTATAATCAAACACAAATAAAGATACCTCCGGTTTGAAGACCGGACTTAGGGCCGGGACTAGTTACTAATCCCGTTGGGACAAGAATTCGCTACTCTTGTCCCTTTTTTATTTAAATTATTTTAACAAATCCGTATATTTATAGAGATATAAAATCAAAATGGGAAAAAAAATCAAAATCACAGAAGAACAATTAAAGAAAATAATTGCGTCTAAACAAGTAAACGAACAATCTGCTGGTGCAGTTGGTGTTGAAAATGGTATGGATGTTGCTAGCGAAACAGAAAGAATGATTGATAGTTTTGTTAGTCAATATAAGGATTTGGTTGCGGGTTCAGAATTCGATAGTGAAGAGGCTTTATTAAATGCTTGTGACATATTAAAAAATAAGTTATGTAGTAATAATGAACCAGTGGATTACACTATGGGTAGTGATGATGAAAACATGATGCCAAACCCACCTTCAGAAATTAATATGAACGAGTCGGTAATCAAAATAAAATCAGAATTTAATAGATTTTTATAGTGGCAGATAGTTTAATGAAGCAATTTGGTGGGATTAGTAAGTTACTAACTTATATGTTGAATAACCCAACCGTTAAGGAAAGGGAATTTGTTATTCACACATTAAAAACCGATGATTCTTTTTCACCCGAAGTTGTTAATTTAATTTTAGGGGAATTAACTGATAAGACAGAATACCCAAAAGATGACGATTTAAGATTTCAATACAGTCTAAACGAATCTATTAAAAAAGAATTCAATAGATTTATTAAATAAATTTAAAACCCTCAATTATGAGGGTTTTTTTTTGACTGATGACTTTTACGTGTTCTTTAAGGAGAATATAGAGAAATGTTATCATGTATAGTATTTATACTATATGAAAATAGTATTAACCGAAAATCAATACAAATCTATTATTCTTGAAGAGACGAATGGTATCGACTCGTTTATTGATGAGTTATTGACTGCTTACCCAAGATTGGAGTCTCACATTGATTTAGTTAAGAAATTCATAGAAGAATCAAATTGTCAAGATATTGAATTTGGTACCTTTAAATTACCAGCTGCGGGTATATCATTACACAATAAAGTCGTTATTAATAAAAAGGTATTACAATATACATTAGAAAATACCCTATTTGTTATTTTCCACGAAGTGGCTCATCAATACCAATATAAGAAATATGGTTCAAGTATGATGCACAGATTTTATGTTGGGGAGGTTGACATGGATGAGGCGGTTAGATTTTTAAAATATACAGAAAATGTTGCGGATCAGTTTGGGTTGAGAAAGTGTAGGGAATTTGTTAAATTAGGTTTATTAACCAAAGAATACATACCTAAAATGGGGGGATATGACAACTATAGTGATATGATGTTTGTTAACTATCTTAACACTCTTAGAAATAGGATAAAAGAAAGTGGTGAGACAGATGATGAAAAAATAAGTGAATCTCTTTATAACTGGGCTATCGTAAAATTATAACATGAAAATAGTATTAACCGAATCACAATTAAAGTACATTATTGAATCAGAAAAAAACGGAGTCGTACATTGTGATGGTTGTGGATGGGAATGGAAGAAATCTGAGGGTGGTAAAGACCCATATACTTGTCATAAGTGTGGACATGACAATGAAAAATTGAATGAGGATGACGGAGAAAGAAAGGATGTTTATAGTTCATTGACCGATAAACAAATTAAAAGTATTGACGATTTAAATAAGGACGCAAAATTCTTAAAATGTAAGGCCTGTAGAAAATTATATACCCAAACAACATACAAAAAGAAAAAATCACTACCTATTTGTCCTTGGTGTGGAAAACATAATTAAAAATAATTTTTTGGGATATTGAAAAATATCATTACTTTTGTAAGAAATATACTAAAATATACCAATTATGAAAAAAGTATTAGGATTACTAATCATAGTGTTGTTAGTCATATCTTGTACAACAACGAAAAACCAAACCTATTCTTGGGGGGGTAAACAGGTTTCCAAAAGACAATATGATTTGTTACTTTACAAATATACGGTGGATTTTGTAAACAACTACCCTAAAAAAGAAGACCTCAAAACTTTTGAAAATCTTGAGGTCATTTATGATACTATTGGGAAAAAATAATTATTACTTCTTTATTTGATTGGATTACCACACAAATCGGTAGTCAAAAGAACGGTTTCAGTTGTTGAACCCCTCTTCATACCTATATTTGGTTCACCATCAAATAAAGATTTTTCCGATTTTCTACTATTGATTGTAACCCAAGGTGTATCCGCGTGTGTCCCAGTGGTATAAAATATTTTGTACTCCCCTTCTTTTGTAACTAGTGGTACAATTGATAATACTATTTTATCCGAAGGTGCGTTATCAATAATACTTTTAGCCTTTGCTCCATCCAAAATAAATGTTTGAGACCTGTTACCACCGCTTTTACCATCGGTTTTTCTACCGTACTCCTTAAAGGAATTATTAACTTTATCCAATACCTCTATAAATGGTTCAATTGTCTCATACCCAAGTTGGGATGCTCGTAATCTCATAGATTGAGGCCACGCTATTGTAGGTTCCTCGGGAATCATTTTTTTTCTGTCTCTTTCTTTGTAAACACCAGAACTCAAAAGTCTTTCAAATTCTTTAACTGATTTTTGATGTGACTCTTGTTTCTTTTTGTACATATTTCTAGCATAATCAGCTCCCATATCTAAAGATGAATTATTTAAATTCACAATACCTAACCTAACACCATTCATTCTAATTTCAAAAATTGCCTCATCACATTCGTGACTAGATTTGTTTTTACCTTGGTAATAACCAATAGTAATTTCAAGGCCTACAAGACATTCGTAATCTTTTTTTGCTGAAATAATTGCTCTAACAAATTGCTCTTTTTGATATAAATCTTTTTTTGTTTGTAAATCTGTTGTTCCCGCTTTATATGGAGTTGTACCTATTTTAGTAATTGGTGCCGGTATTTCTGGCATCTTATCAATTGCTCCATTAGTTACTAATCCTTGAAAATATTGAGTTAGAAAATTAACCATTGATTCACCTCTTCTTTGAGATAGGACACCTGGTTGTAATTTTGGTTTAGACGAGTCTTCGTTATCTACGTTTGTTACTTGACTCTCTCCCGCCTCAATTTGAATTGTAACAGCACTTCCTTTGTTTTTATTGATAAAATCAGTTACTCCCATTAATTTTTGTATAATTGGACCTGATTGTTGTGATGTTAATTTCCACATACCCATAGACCAAACTGCATCAAAATTAACAGTTAACGCTTCTGCCCTAACCTCATTTTGTTCAGATATGATTCTATCTATAACGTTCTTTACCTGTGATTCTAATAAGATTACTGTCTTCATTAAAGTTTCTCTTTTATATAAATACTTAATAAAGGATAAGTAGTATTTATAATTAAATAAAGACTTTAAACACAAAACATATTATGTTACTAAAATTAGGATCTGAAGGAGAAGATGTAAAAAAACTCCAAGTTAAATTGGGTGTTGACCCAATAGGTAAATTTGGACCAAAAACAGAAGCAGCGGTTAAAACGTGGCAATCTGCTAATGGTTTAACTGCAGATGGTATTGTTGGTGATGGCACTTGGAGTAAGTTATTCTCTGAAGGTGTTGTAAGCGCTCCAACAATTATAACTGAACCAGCACCTGTTGCTTCAGTTGGTGGGTTAAAATTAGAAAAACTAAAGGGTCATATTCCTGATGCGGTTATTCGTCAAATTCCCGACACGGCCGCTAAATTTCAAATTAATACACCGTTAAGATTAGCACACTTCTTGGCACAATGTGGTCATGAATCAGGAGGGTTTAGAGCCACAAAAGAAAATTTAAATTATTCAGCTAAGGGATTAGTGGGTACGTTTAAAAAGTATTTCCCAAATGAAGCGGCAGCAAAACCATACGAAAGACAACCTACTAAAATTGCAAATAAAGTTTACGGAAATAGAATGGGTAATGGTCCCGAATCTTCAGGTGAAGGTGCAAAATTCTGTGGACGTGGATATATCCAATTAACTGGTAAGGAAAACTACACTGCGTTTGGTAAATCAATTAATGAAGATATCCTATCAAATCCTGACAAGGTTGCATCAGATTATGCATTATTATCAGCGGCTTGGTTCTTCTCAAAGAACGGTCTTCATAAAATGGCTGACGGCGGAGCAACTGATGCTGTTGTTACTTCAATTACAAAAAGAGTAAATGGAGGTACGATTGGATTAGCGGATAGAATTAAACACTTTAAAGAATATTATTCATTATTATCATAAATAAAAAAGGGACTTTAAGTCCCTTTTTTTATATCTCTTCTTGACCACCCTGTTCAGGTTCTTGTGGTACCTGAGGATTTGGTTGTTGTACTTTTTCTTTTTTCTTCTTAGGAGACAACCCGTGTTGAATATCACCATATTTCCCACCTTCGTAACCAACCATAGTAGGTACTCTTTTTCCTTCGATTACAGTTAACCTATGAGATAAATCTTCTTCCCACATTTGTTTACTAACTAAATAACCTAACGCTTCACCACCGTCAGATAATGTTGGGTTATCGATTATTACGTAGAAAGCATCTCCATTATCTGCAGAATAAGATTTAACGGCATATCTTTTACCTTGCTCATCTTCAGTTCTCATCATTTTTTCTTCAGAGAATCTGTCATTATATTCTATTTTAGTTGTACCATCCATTACCCATTCAAATGAACTGATATGATAGATACCAAATAAATGAGAAGACTTGCTTTGATAAATTCTATAATTGTCGTCTTTTTGTCCTTTTCTAACAAGAATATAATCTTTTTGCATAAAATCATTAACGAGGTATTCAATACCGGGTTTTCCGATTTGTTTTAATTTTCTATCTAATTTTTCACGATATGGAAAATCGGGAGGACTTGTTTTTAATATTGCAGTTAATAACTTACTATTTGAAATTCTTGATGTTGCATCGTGTAATTGCATCATCGTAATGTAAGTTGTTTTTAATTCAGGAGTCATTGCATTCCAAGAATCAACTTCTTTAATTTTACCTCCGATACTAATGTACTCTGTCATTCTTTGTGGTGTCTGTGCTGAGAATTCATTTGGATCACCAGGAGTTTCATTAATCACATCCGTAACTTTTGCGGATTCTAATTCATCTTGAGATAATGCTCTCCATTCAAATTTTTCCCTTTCTCCATCCAATTGAGGCCAAGTACTAACAATAAAATCCCAACTTTTGGTTTCGTCCCCGTCATTAAACATTGAACTTACAGTATAAGAACCATAGTTGTTTATTTGGATTGCAGCCATATGAAATCTTGCTTCATTGACATCATCACTTAAATAATTTCTGTTATCATCAATAAGGAAATAGAATGTTTTCTTATCACTTCTTCTATAATATCCATACTGATTGGTACCGTTACCGTATAGATAGTTACCTTCATCATCCGTTATTTTTACATCACCTCTCCACGTAACACACCACGGTGAATTTATTCTACCGTTTCTTCTAAATTTCATGTATTGTTGTCTATGTAAAGATTGGTAATAATATCCCATTCTTTTTGCGTGAGTTTCACTCAATACTTTATAGACTCTTACACCACCTTTATTTATAACACAATTTTCATCGCTAAACCACATTGGTTTCGATGTTTCAATTTTAAGCTCATTTGGTTGATTGCCGTCCGATGCAAATATGGCATCAAGTCTAGCTTTTTCATCCTCAACATCGTTTTCCTTATCTTCACCACCCATTTCAAATTTTCCAAATTCAACTAAAAATGAAACAAGATCCGCAAATTTAAAGACTTGAATTTGTTTTAAATCGTTTAATGAATATTTCTGTTTGTCTGGAAATCTACCGTCATGTCTTTTTAAGAATCTTAAAACACCGGAATTTTCAATGGAAATTTGATTTTTAATATTGTTGTGTCTATTAAAAACTTTTTCTCCTTGATCGTCTGTTAATTGGGGCATTTCAGCTCTCCATTTAACCATTAGTTCGTTGAAAAAGGTTTTTTGATTTGCTTTTATCTCCTCAAAAACCATATCAAATATTAAATCATTAATCTTCATAGTATATAAATATCCTATAAATATCTTTTTTTAGTGTTAAAATCAAGACTTTTATTGGGTTAATTGAGATTCTGATTTAATATATGTTTGTTTTAAATTGTCCAATTCATCTAAAATAGATTTACACATTTTTTCAATCATTAATATTTTCATGAAATTATCCGCATTAGACTTGTCAAACTCAGAATTGTAGTTATTTAAAAGAACCATTTTCATGAGATTGTCATTCTCCGATTTTAATGTTCTTTCCTTTTTTCTTTGGAAATACTTCTTAGAATTTTCACGTGTACAATCAATACAGTAGTTACTGTGACCATCTAAAACTAACTTGTTTTTGTAAAAATTGTCAATTGTTTTGGTTGTCTTACAACCCGAACATTTCTTTTCGTCCATCTTTTTATTGGTTTATTTATGATGCAAAAGTATGTATATTAAAAAAGATTACCAAATATTCTAAAAAATATTTGTGTATAACTAAAATTACGTTATATGGGAGACCCAATACTAAAAATAGGTTACTATTCAATTTATCAAATAAAGACCACTAGAGGGGTAAAATATAAAGTTGATAGTGGTAAGACCATATACATTGAAAGGTTTAAAAAACACATCGTAAATCCGTATAGAGACACTAAGGAGTTTACTTCTCTTGAGAAGGCTAAAGAATATATAGGTCTTAAATTGGTAAAAAGGGGTCAGGACAAAAAGAAAAAACTAGCAAAATTACCAAAATCATTATATCTCGTATTAATAAAAGAAGAATCTACAGGTAAAACATTTGTTAAGGTTGGTATAACATCTAAAAGATTCATAATGAGACGTTTTAGTAAAGCGTATGGGTATGAGGGATATATTATTGAGTCGATATTAAGAAGGATTGAAACACCAAATGCAGAAAAATTAGAAAGTGATATTAAAGAAAAACTTAATAAAAAAAGGTCTGTAAAAAAATACAGACCAATTTTAGAATCTTTTTCAGGTTATTCTGAATGTTTCAATTATAATGGATTAGAGGAAATTGTTAAAATTTTTGACGAATTAGTTACCAGAGGGTCTTAGACTATAAGCAATAATCATACCAGGTTGTAACCCTTTAGGATTACCTTTTAATAAATCGTTATCGTGTAATATATTGTAATCTGAGTTTGCACCTAATTTTTGAACTAATCCACTTATTGTGTCACCATCTTTAACAACGTATAATTTGTTAGTTTTGTCTTGGTCTAACATTTTAATCATTCCAGATGAAAATGCAAATCTACCTTTTGGGTATTTTTTCATTTGTTGTGAAATTGGGGGATTACCGTATACTGCATTAAAACTAGCGTCCATTCTTTTTTGTTCACGGTCTTCTGGACTCATTTGTTCACTTATTTGTGAATCTATAATTTTTTTTAGTTGACCTTCTGTGAATATATATTTTTTCATGTTACTTTGTTCTTGGGATTCTTGTTGTTTTATGTAATGTTTCGTTTTCTTTGGTTAAGTATTCAACTTTAACAGATAGTGCTGCAACTTCTTTAGTTAATGTTAAAACCATATTTCTCAAATCATCCTTCTCTTTAGATGATGATTCTAATAACGCCTCTAATTTGGTGATTCTATCCTTACAATCGTGTCGAATAAAATCTTCGTCTCGTTCTTTATTTAAGGCTCTTTTTTCATAGTACCTCCAAGCACCAGTACCTCCAAGTACTGTAATTGCGGTTATCAAAACTGAATAAATGTTTTCCATATTGATATAAATAGTGTAATACAAAATAAAATTTCAAAGTTTTTAAGGTTAGTCGACCCTAAATCCCAAATTAATTTTTTCCTGACAAATAGACATACTTTTTTTTGGTATTTTTAGACTCTATAACTTATTTATTTTTGTTGTCGGGGGACAAAATAAACTTATTTAAATTTAATATACGGGAGATTTCACAAACTCCCTTTTTTTATGTATATTATGTAACATATGAGCAAGATAATTAACTTTTTTGGTGGTCCTGGTATAGGTAAATCAACACAAGCATCAGGTTTATTTACCGAGATGAAAAAACGTCACATGAGCGTCGAATATACGTATGAGTTCCCTAAAGAAGTTGCATGGGAAGGTAACATATCTCAATTAAAAGATCAATTTTTTATTACCGCAAATCAACATAGAAACATTAGTCGTCTTTATGGTAAGGTTGATTATATAATTGTAGATTCACCAATCATTCTTGGATGTTTTTATGAACAAAGGTATGGTGATGATTATCCCGCGTCGTTTTATGGAATGACAGGTTTAGGTGACTTTATATGGAAGTTATTTAAACAATATGAAAATATAAACATAATATTAAAGAGAAATAATGAGACATATGACCCTAACGGTAGGATACAAGATTTACAAGAGGCTGAAGAAATTGATAGGGATATTAAACTCACATTGGATATTAATAATATACCTTATAGTGAATTTAGTGTTCATAATGACACTCCTTTGGAGATTTACAAATATTTAATAGAAAACAATTTATGAAAAAAGGTTTACTATTAATCGTCTTTATTTTATTCAGTACAGTATTATTTGCACAAGACACTATAAGAGTTAAAAATCAAGTATTTGAGGTACTTTACTCTCAAAAATTAGAATCACCTTTATGGTTAAAGTACCGTTCAACTAATAGACCTACAAACGTAAATAGAGGGTCAATGGACTTTTATACTGAAAAGAATATACACACGTCTAACGCCGAAGATTATGCTAAAAACATATACGATAAGGGACATTTGGCGCCGGCAGCATCATTCTCTGATAATATGGAAAATCTTAAACAAACATTTTCATATTTGAACTGTATGTTACAGGATCAACACATGAATAGAGGTGAATGGAGATTACTTGAGGAGCAGGAAAGAAAATGGGATGACAATGGGAATTTGACAATTATCATCAAAATATTTTTTGACAAACCTGTAAGAAGATTACCAACAAACGCAGCAATACCATCACACATGCAGAAACACATATATTTTGAAAAACAAAATGTGTGGAAATGCTTTGTTTTTTTAAATGAAAAGCCTAAATTTAAATGGGATGAACTTGAGATGGTGTGTCCACCTAGTGACCACAAGTAAATTATGTTAAACAAAGAATTAGTAAACTATCAAGATAAACTATATTGGGTTTATAGAAGAATTAAACATTCACAAGTAAAGGAAGGTTCAGTTAATGATTTAAAGGAATTTTGGTATTGTGATATGGTAGTAAGAAATAGAAATCAACAAAACGATATTTTATTGTTTTTAAGGGAGATTGAAGAGGCTAAAATAGTTTCTTAATTTCTTTTAAACATAATTTAGTATATCTATCTTCATTTCTTTTCGCTTGTCTTTCCATCGGATTATGGGAATAATATCTTGATAATTCATATTCCCTATATTTTCTACGAACTTGCAAATAATGCGTGTACTCATGGATTACGGTCGCAACTAAATCGTATATTGTATTATTATTTGGTAGATAGATTATAATTTCATTTCGATAAAAACAATAATTACCAAAAATGTCAAAATTATCCATTTTACGTTTTCTTTCACTAAATCTAAACAATAATTTACGTTTTTTTCTATCACATATGCCAAAATACGATTCACACCACTTTAAAGCTAGTGTGGCGTAACGTTTTTTGGATTCTATGTCAATAGTTCTAGCCATTATTTTGGTTATCGGTTTTTATCGTTCTTTTTGTCCTTTTAGGTGGTTTAACAAAATCGTTAATTGCGTCAAAATTGTTAGAAATGTCTTTTAAAACTGCAGCAAATTCGTAATTTTCATTGTCTTCATGTTTTTTCCACAAAACAGTAAGAAAACTTTTTAATTCCATGTCAGTTAATTGTGCTCTGGATTTTACGGAATTTTTCATTAATTTAAAAACCATATAAAGTACTGACATTTTTTTTTCTTGGGGTAATGAGAAGTAATTCTCAATGGTAACGTTAGATAAAATATTGTTACTCACAGTTTCCAAGAATTGGATAAAAGATGGATGATTTACGTTTACTTTCATTATTATTTCGTTTTTAAATAAATAGTAGATGGTTTATTATAATAAATAAAAAAAGGGATAAAATTTTAGTTTTACCCCCTTTTTTTGAATGGTAAAAAATTAAATTATTTGGCCCATTTACCTCTAACAACAATTTGAGCAATTATGTTATATACTGATAAATCTTGATATGTATCCTCAATAGCCTCACCGACTGTATCTGGCTTACCTAATAACACCAATTGTTTTAATCTCTGAATCTTATCATTCATTCTGAACCAAAGTCCTGTTTGAGATAATTTAATCTCGTCAGGGGTCTCTAAACGAGTCCCTACGGATATATTATCGGGTCCATAGTTAAGTTGTTTCCTGCAAAAGGTTTCGTACTGTTCTTTTAGAATCTTTTTAAATTCTGCAGTTGTTTCTGGGTACTTTTCCTCACATAATTTGATTGGGGAAAGTTGTGGAGTGGTATCTTCTGACATATTTTTGTGTTTTTTATTAATATAATGAATTTTATTTGTAATACAAAATATTTATATAAAAAACACATATCATGGCATCAGACGCATATAAAGAAATGCAATCATCGAACGACAAACCAAGCTCAAGTCAACCAAAACATAAGCAATTGATAAAAATGTTAACATTTAGAGTTGTTCCTGCTTATTATAAGGAGATTGAGAAAGTTGCAAATAACCAAGAAGTAACTGTATCTAAATTAATTAGAAATTACATTAAAGAAGGTATGAAAAGAGATGGTGAATTAACGGATAGAGAAGAAAAAGACTTTGGTTTAGAATAATATATGGAAAAAAACATCATATCAGAAAATTTAGTCAAAGAGGCGGTTGATAAGGTCTTATTTGAGCAAATGTCAAAAGTATCTAGACAGGATTTTAGTAGAGTGCAGTTTAAAATAGAAGAATTACAAAATTCTTTAGGTGAAACAGTAAAAGAATTGAGAAAGTTGGAGGATTCCATACCTTCTGGCTTAAAAAGCACGTCAAATGCGAGAATTTCGGGAATAACTGTTAGTTTATCTAATGCTCAAAAATTGTTAACCCAACTTAAAGACAAAGTTAGACAGTATAAAAAGTCTATATACTCTCAATCTTTGGACGAGAAGAAAAAATAAGAGTTATTTTAGTTTTTCATCATTTTTTAACACTTTTTTACCTTTTTCAGTTAAGAAAAACATCTCTTCGGTGTTATCGTCTTCGTATGAATTTACTAAACCTTTTGTTTTTAGTTCATTTAGTATTGTACCCGCCACAATTTCACGCAAAAGAGTTTCAAACTCATCTTCACTAAAAATTTCATCTTCAGTAAGGTCAGTATCACCATTTATGAACTTTTCGGTTAACATGTCGGATATGTGATTTTTAGCAAAATCCGTAACTTCAATTTCGTAATCGAAAAAGAAATTAGTTTCCACCAAAGTTTCAATGATTTCTTTTGTTCTTTCAATAACAATAGGTTGGTATATTTTTGACATAATATGTGTTTGATTTTTATTAAAATATATGTAAAAAACACCGATAAAAAAAATTATTTACTTGAAAGTATCCACATTTTTTTATATATTATCGTATAATTAAAATATAATGGGTAACAACAAAATTTTCATTCAAATTGCATCTTATCGAGATCCGCAATTAGTACCAACAATAAAAGACTGTATAAAAAACGCAAAAAAACCGGAAAATTTAGTTTTTTCAATTGCATGGCAACGTTCGGTCGATGACGAATGGGATAATTTAGATGAATTTAATGGTGACGAAAGATTCAAAATTTTAGACATCAACTATAAAGATTCAAAAGGTGCTTGTTGGGCTAGAAATACTTTACAACAACAATACGATGGTGAAGAGTATACTTTACAATTAGACTCTCACCATAGATTTGCCGAGAATTGGGATGATGATTGCATAAAAATGATTAAACAACTACAAAAGAAGGGACATAAGAAACCATTGTTAACTGGTTACGTTTCATCTTTTGATCCCGATAACGATCCCGCCGGTAGAATACAACAACCTTGGAAAATGAATTTCGATAGATTCATTCCAGAAGGTGCTGTGTTTTTCTTACCAGCAACAATTGACGATTACAAAGAAAGAACTGAACCTATACCTGCTAGATTTTATTCGGCACATTTTTGTTTTACTTTAGGTTCTTTTGTTAAAGAAGTTCCACACGACCCTGAATATTATTTTCATGGAGAAGAAATTTCAATTGCGGTTAGAGCATATACGTGGGGTTATGATTTATTTCATCCTCACAAAACCGTTGTGTGGCACGAGTATACTCGTAAAGGTAGAAAAAAACAATGGGATGATGACAAACAGTGGGTTACCAAAAATGTAAGTTGTCATAAAAGAAATAGAAAATTATTTGAGATGGATGGTGAGGTAAAAGATATTGATTTTGGAGTTTATGATTTTGGTAAAGAAAGAACTTTAGAGGATTATGAAAGATACGCTGGTGTTTCATTTAAAAAACGTGCCGTTCAAAAATATACGGTAGATAATAATTTAGCACCTAATCCACCCTTATATGGTGATGAATTTAATAGTTCATTCTTGTCAATTTTTAAACATTGTATAGATGTTACCTTCGATAGGGTACCTGAAAATGACTATGATTTTTGGGTTGTTGCATTTCATGATGAAAAAGATGAAACTCTTTTTAGAAAAGATGCTGACAAGGACGAAATACGAAGATTAAAAAATGACCCCGATGGATATTGTAAAATTTGGAGGGAATTCACGGTTGAAACAAAACCAAAATATTGGGTTGTTTGGCCACATAGTGAATCTAAAGGATGGTCAGAAAGAATAATTGGAGATTTATGATGAAAGGAAAAATTATATTAGAAACTTGGTTTGAAACAGGGTTAGGTGATTTTTATGCTTGTCTCATCTCATTAAAAGAGGGATATGATAAATTAATATCATTAGGTTACGATGTTCATGTAAGGATTAATTCTAAAGTTTCATTTTATCATGATTTAAAATCACAAAATACTTTATTAGAAGAATGTCTTGATTTCTCACTTTTTAATGAGAACTTAAAATTAAATGTTTCCATTGACGAAGATTTTATAAAATTACCAACAGTTGCATATGCGTATAACATATATGTACACAAAGAAAATGAAAATTTGTTGGAAATTCAATCTTTAGATTTGTATGGATATTCTGTTGAAAACATTGCAAAGGGAGGTCCTTATCCAAGTATTAATAATAGAAAAAGATTGTTATTTAATCATAAATTTTTAAATGAAATTGAAAATATAACAATACCGTTTGGTAAGTTTATAATGATTCATTTAAGATATGATGATTCACATTTAACATCTGAAACTGAAATAAATCAGATTAAACAACTAATATTGGACATCCATAATAATGATAAAGACTTAAAGGTTTTTTTATCATGTCATGTCAAGGAGATAAATGATATTACGGTTGAGGGAGTTGATATGGTTACATTTAATTATGAGGTAAATAACAACTATGATAGAATGAAAAGAGATTTATTAAACATGGCGATTTTTGCTTATTGTGATAAATTATATACAAGAACTACTCTTTGGTCGAATTATCAAACATTAGGTTTAATACACAATATAAATGGTAAATCATACGAAGATTACATCGAAAAAATACGATAATGAATAAAAAATATACAATTGTTATAACAACATTCTCTAAAAGATTTGATTTAGTTACAAATTTAATAACTCAAATTAGAGAGGTTACTACAAATCCAATAATACTAACAATTAATGGAGAAAAGGACGGAATATTAAATGAGAAATATAGAAAAGATATTTTAAGTTTTTGTGTTAAATTTGATTCAATATATCCCGTATTTTTTACGGAAATACGTTCATTATCTAAACTATGGAATATCGGAACAATGAATTCAAATTTAGATAATGTGTTATTATTAAATGATGATATTAAAATTTTAAACAACGATTTTTTTAATCAATGTGATGAAATTTTAGAGGAGGATGTGAAAATGGTGTTATTTAATGATAGTTTTTCACATTTTTTTGTAAATAAAATTTTCCTAAATGAAATAGGTTATTTTGATGAACGTCTTTTAGGTTTTGGTTGGGAAGACACTGATATGTGGATGAGATTTAAAGAATTGACTGGAGATAAAATAAAAACAGTTAATACCACATCAATTTATAACGAATCGTCAGATTTAATATATGATGATGTTAAAACCACGTGGGGAAAATATTCTACATATAATTATGAATATATAAAAACAAAATATAGTAATCCTGCCGCTGAGAGATATACGTGCGGTAAAAAACTAAAAGAAGATGTTAATCCATATCCAACGGAATCGTACTTTTTAAGTGACAAAAATTTAATTTTTAACAATGAAAATAATTGATACGTTTATTTTTTATAATGAGTTAGAAATGCTCAAATTTAGACTAACAGAATTAAACGAACAAGTCGATTATTTTGTTCTTGTCGAAATGACTAAAACATTTGCGGGTAATGATAAGGAATTATATTATGATGCAAATAAGGATATGTTCTCTGAATTTAATGATAAAATTATCCATATCGTTGTAACGCCTCCTGAAAATTTAAGTGCGTGGAACAATGAATACTTTCAGAGAAACTCAATAATGAAAGGTTTGGATAAATTGGATTTGAGTGATGATGACATAATCTTAATACATGATACTGATGAAATACCTGATATTGATAATATCTTAACACTCGATATTGAATTAGTAAAGAAAGGTATGAGAAGTGCGTTTGATAATTATTATTATAACTTAAACAATAAAATAGAAGAACATAACCCCTGTGGTATAATATGTTCTTATAAAGTTTTAAAAAACAACTCCCCTCAAAATTTAAGAAGTAATTGGAATACCTTTAATAACTCATATAGGGGATGGCATTTTAGTTTTTTCGGTGACGAATATTTTATATCAAATAAAATAAAGAATTTTGCACACCAAGAATATAACGATGACTATTATACCGATGTTGAGAGGATTAAAGACGTGGTTGAAAACAATAAAGATATATTTGATAGGGGTAAAGAGAATTCTATTATGAAAAGAATCGAATTATCAGATTATCTACCTAAAAATTATAAAATGTTATTAAAATGAAACAAACAATAAAAGTATCAAGAAGTGGTTTCCCTGGTGTGGGTAATTTCTCATGGATGAATTATTTCGTGGGAGTTTTATCTTTAAAATATGATGTGGTTATCACATCAGAAAACCCCGATGTTGTATTTTACAGTAACTTACATTACAATCAAGGAGAATATGACTATTACACTAAACAAACAATAAAAGGTTTAAATGAATATGATGAAAGTGTAAAAAGAGTTTTCATAAGTGGGGAGGCGAGTCCAGGTTATCACGGAAGATTATCAAATAATGAGTATTGTTTAGGATATGAACATATAAATCATCCAAATTATTTAAGATTCCCAACATATGTGTTAGACGCATTTGTGTTACACAATGAAGGAGGACTTTTTGATAGTCCGTTCGGATGGTTAACATCAAAGAGAGATGTCGACTCAATAATTTCTAAGAAAAAACATTTTTGTTCAGTTGTACAATCAAGTGTCAATAATGATAGGGGATTACTTTATGATGAAATAATTAAAAAACATCACATTAAATCTTCAGGTCCTTGGAGAGGAACTGTGGGTGCAGATGAGGCTTTGAATTACCACAAATACCACAACTATTCAAACCCTGATTATATGGGTAAAATCGATGGATTAGTTTACAGAGATAAGATTAAATTCTTCGAAGACTCTCATTTTAACATTGCGTTTCAATATACAAACACAATAGATTTAACACAAGAGAAGATTATACATGCATATGCTGGAGATTCGATACCAGTTTTTTACGGTAACTCAAACATTTTAAAGGAAGGATTTAACCCTAACGCATTTGTAAATGGACATAGTTTTGAGTCATTTGCAGATACCGCTGATTTTATGGATGAAGTGTATAGTGATAAAAATAAACTCAAAGAAATGTATTCTGAACCATTTTTTGTTAATAATGAATTACCTATTTATTTTAATGAAGAATACTTACTTTCTTTTTTTGAAAAAATAATAAATGACTAAAGGAAAAATATCTTTCTCACTATACGGTGGACATGACAAATATAATTTAGGTGCCATAAAAAATTTCGACTTATGTAAAAAATACTTACCTGATTGGGAGGTACATTTTTTCGCACACAGTCACATGACAAATATGGAACTGATGAGTAAATTAAAATCGGAAGGTGCAATTGTCAATGTTATGGACGGAGTGACAATGTCCGGTAGAGAATCCACATTTTTCCCAATGTTTTGGAGATTCTTTACTTTTTTTAATAATGTACCGTCTATTTCAAGGGATTTAGATTCCAGAATGACATTAAGAGAATCGGAATACATTAGAAAATGGGAAGAGAGTGATAAGTCTATTTTTATTATTAGGGACCATCCGTGGCATTCTTTGGTGCCGGGAGGTTTAGTTGGTATGAAAAATATTGGGGATGAGTTTAAACTATATTTTGAAAATTACATGATTAATGGAGGTACCGGATACGGAGATGACCAAGACATGTTATCAAAATTTGTAACCAATCACGGTGAAGAAGATACCTTTAAATGTATTTTTGGTAATGAAAATTACATTCCAAGAGATGATAAAGAGTTTTTTATTGGTATTCAATTAAATGAAAACGATGAACCTGAATCGCCAGTTGCAATAAAATATTTAAAAGAAATTGGTTATTAATGGAAAATGTAATGTTCTGCTCGTTAGCGGTAGGTGAAAGTTATTTAAGGAATTTTATTAACTTATGTAATGAAAAAAGAAAAAAAGATAACTCCAAAAGTTTAGCTGTTACAGACAAAGACACATTTGAGTTACTTTCTGATTTAATTAAAGAAAATGACCATATTGAGTACGTGGTAATCGGTGATAACTATGTAATCAACGAATGGCCGTTGGGGTTTAATTTTAATTTAAAATATCTACCAATCAAACATTCAATCAAAGAGGATATTGATTTTATCATTTATATTGATTCTGATTTTAGAATTATTGATGGGTATCATCCTGATAAATTCAAAAATTTATTTGATCAGATGATTTCCAATAATATTGATTATGTGTTTGAAAGACCTTACTTTATTAGACACGGTAAACAACATCACCATGATAATTTTTGGAGACATAAAATTGAACCGTATGGTTTAATGGAAACGTCGAAATATGACGATTATCA